TTATTTTATTTCATAGGTTAATGCTATCATTATTTTATCGCTTTTCTCATAGGCAATAATAGAAAAAGAATTGTTTAAATTAAATTTTTTAGAAAAGTAAAGTGAATAGTTGAAATTGCTAAGAGGTACAGTATGAGTAAGAGTAGTACCTTTACTGTCAGAAAATAGAATAAATTGATGTACAATCTCTGTAGTTGGCAAAGCGACAATGAGACGGTATATTTCCTTTATTAAATCTTGTGGTATTTTTTCTTTAACAGCTTTAGAAACTATAAGTTTTTTCATTGAGCAATCCTCCTTTTTTGTCAGTTCATGTTAGCTCTGATTTTTATAAATAGCAAGTATTTTAGATGACCAGGGGCATTAAAAATATTCAAAAAAGATGTGGGCAGTACAGAGATCCGATTGACAAGGGCATCAATTTTTAGTATTATTTTTAGTGGGCAATGAGAAATTATGTTTGGAGGCTTATATATGGAAGAATATGCTATTAGAATCAATAATTTGATCAAAGATATTCAGAAGCAGCTGGAATCAGAGGAACTTGAGTCTGTTATTAGAGGGGATACCTGGGATCAATTAACAGAGGTAATGAGTGACAGAATCAATACAATCGCTCTGCAAGCAGAATCTGAAAGTACGATTGCTTTTGAAATGGATCATCAATTGGTTAATATTTCCGATCTTATTCTCATTCCTGCGGGATATGATGGATATACGCCTTATCGCGAAAGAAGTGTAAAATTAACTGCTTTTGATGATGATGACACAAAGTTTCATGCTGTGAGCAAAAATGGTAGGATTGATAGTAAGTACAATAATTTTATCATCGAATATAAAAAGCACTCAAAGTATTTGACAATTGCAGATATGGAAAAAGCAGAAAAGCAGGCGATTAAATATCTTCAGGCATTGAATCAGGAAGAACCTGGTGAGTATGCTGCTATGGTTACAGACGGTTTCCAGTATCAATTTATTGAATGGATTGATAATACATTTCATAGTGAAACGGTAGAAAGATTTGACGGGAAAGCATTAAGCAGGCTGATTAAAAATATTATTAAACTTTCTGTTAAATCTTTGGATGCAAAAAATTTAATTAATGATCTTGTCATAGCACAGCATAGAGGAACTAACCTGATTTATTCTATGACAAAGGCAATTAATACTTCTTTAGATAGTATGTGTATGGAAACTACTATATCATATTCTTCATGGCTTGACAACTTTGGCCTGTCTCATGACGATGCTTCACAGCAACAGGCAATTGAAGAGAGACGAAAGGACTTAGCATCTATTGTCGGGAAAAAAGAAATTGGTTCAAACGAGGAGTATAGAATTTTATTTTCTTTACACACAGCTACGGCAATCATAGGTATGCTTATTGCATACAAGGTAGTTTCAGTTATAAAAAATAATAGGAAAGAGTATTCTTTACGCAAGTTATATAATCTTGAGCCAAGATTTTTGCGAACAGAACTTAATCGTATTGCAAATGGAGCGGTTTCTTCAGAAATTCATATATATAATTTGTTGGAACTGAATTGTTTTACATGGGTATTCTTAGAGGAACAATGGACAGAACAAATTTATCATACTATCAATGATGTGATATCTGTTTTGCTCAAGTATGAAAACATGCCTGATTTGACCAGCAGAACCGATGATCTTTTTAGAGATTTATATATGGCAATTATGCCTACTAGCGTAAGGCATTCGCTAGGAGAATATTACACTCCTTCGTGGCTCGCAGAGAATGTGATCAATGAAGCAATTAGATATTCACCGCTAAAGGGAATAAATGGAGTAAGAGTGCTGGATTCTGCAGCAGGGTCAGGTACATTCCCCCACAAGGTAATATCTATGAAACGAAAAGAGTATTGTAATCTGGAAAAAGGTAAACAGCTTGAACATATATTAACAGAGGTAGCATCAATAGATGCTAACGTTCTGGCGGTAATTTTAGCGCGTATTAATTATTTTATCACCATTGCAGATCTCATATCTCATGAACAAAAAATATATATTCCTGTTTTTATTGGGGATTCTACAGTTTCCAATAGTGACAAACTAACCGAAGATAAAAAATACTATGTTGACAAATTGCTTGATGCTGAGGGAAATACTGTAACCTTAAGAGTTCCCACCCATTCTGTCAATAATAAAGAAGAATTTATTAATACAATTCGTTTTATGGCAGATATTTCAGATGACGAGAACGATGATAGTTTGATTAGACAGCTAGATAAAATTTGCACGGAAGATGAAACCGAAGAAATAAAAGAAGATTGGATTAGATTAAAAAGACGAGGCATGTTAAGTGACTCTATGGTGAGTACTATAACAGACTATTATTTGTTATGCGCTTTAGGTAAGTACGATATGATTGTAGGAAATCCTCCTTGGGTCGATTGGAAAAGTCTGCCGTCTGTTCATAGAGAAAAAATCAAAAACGCATGTGTTTCAAGAAAACTGTTTTCTGGTGACAGACGCACCGGCGGAATTAATTTAAATGTTTGTGCATTGTTGTCGAATATTACGGCTGAGAATTGGTTGGCAGAGCATGGTGTTATGGCTGTTTTGATGCCTCAGAATCTTCTATTCCAGCAGAGCTATGAGGGGTATAGAAATTTGTATATAGAAGGGGATAGACGGTTATATTTCCAGGAAATTGTTGACTGGTCAATGTCGGGACATCCTTTTTATCCTGTACAGCAGCTTTTTTGTACTTATATAATATCCGATACAAAACAGGATTATTTTAAAGGGATACCGTATAGAGAAATCGTTTTAAATAAAGGGATAAAACTTGAGAAGATTTCAGATAAAATTTCACAAGACACTTTTAATGATTATTTCACAATAAACGAAAAGGTTATTGGAAGAACCACGGAAACCCGCACAGCCTTGACAGTTGCGGATAATATATCAGTGCTAAAAAGTATTCAGAAAATATCAGGAACTACTTCATATATTGGAAGAGAAGGTGTTGAGTATTACCCACAAGAATTACAACTTTTTATTCTCAAGAACGTTAATCATGAAAAGCAAACAGTTTCATTAGAAACGTATAAAAACAAAAGATCCAAGTATTCTATTGGAGTTAGAACTCCAGAAATTGAAACCAAATATTTGCGTCCACTGGTTAAAGGAGTCGGCATCAAAAGATTTCATGTTGAACCTTCAGAGTTTATAGTCGCTTTTCCATATGACAAGGAACATAGCAAGATCCCATTTAATAGAAGTGAGTTAAGTAAGTCTTCTCCCCTTCTTTATCAGTATTATAAGGAAAATAGGGAATATCTTGAAATGCAGACAGGATACAGTGATTCAATTATTGGAAATAAACATGCAGAATACTATGCACTAGCCAGAACAGGCATTTATTCGCATGCGCCGTGGTATGTAGTTTTTAGAGATAATACCAAGTGGGTATCTGCAGTTATAGGTCAGGTTGACACCGCTTGGGGCGGAATGAAAACACCAGCATTTCAGAATCATTGTGTTTCTATTTGCGAACGATCCGATGGTGAATTTATATCCGAAAAAGAGGCCTACTATATTTGTGGAATTCTCAATTCTCATTTGGTCGAAAATTTCATAATGGCCACATCAGATAAAAGAACTTTTAAGATTAGGATCCCGGTTAAAATTGTCGAGTTCGATGGGATGAACAAAGTTCATTTGAGAATAGCAGAATTAAGCGAAAAGGCCCATATTAATTATAATAATGATGAAATGATTGAAAATATACGTGACGAAATAGATATGCTCTATCTTGAATCTCTAAAGTAACGATACTAAAGATTTAATAAAGTAAACATCCCATTGACAAACAGAACGTGTGTTCGTATAATATAATCATCGCTACAGTAGGAATCGTTAATTCGAAATGAGAAGAGATTAAACAGACACTTTCCCTTGAGTTTAATTTTGCTCAGGAGGCACAATGATTATATGGAATATGAAATAGGATCCAAAGCCTTCATCATTGAAAGTAATCGAATTCTTCGAGAAGTAACCATAGTTCGTAAGAACTCAGATTTTTATATTGTTCGGTTTGACAACAATGGCAGTATCCAGTTACGTAAAAGCCGGATCTTCCCTACCAGGGAAGCTGCAGAACAGCATCTTTCAAAGAATAACCGCACATCTCAGACATCTGGGAGTCAATCACCATATCATCCTTGGCATTAAAAGCTGAAACATTTTGATATTGGTGATTGACAACTCCCGGTATTTTTTGTATACTTGTGTTATCATAAAAGCGAACAAGCATAAATGCTAACAAGAAAGCGAAGAAGAGTAAAAATAAGACTACAAGAACGAAAGAGATGAAAAGGTGAAGGATTATGACGTATGCGAATTTTGGAGATTTTATAAGCAGGAAGAGGATCGAGAAAAAGATAACCATCAGAAAAATGGCGGATATGCTCGGAGTTTCTGCACCGTTTCTTACGGATGTTGAAAAAGATAGGCGAAATCCTTTCGACATTGAGAAGCTGAATCAACTCGCTCATATTCTGGAACTGACAAAGGAAGAAAAAAATGAGATGCTGAATCTAGCTGGAAAGAAGAGAAAAGCTGTTGCCCCAGATTTGCCGGAATATATTATGCAACGGGATTATGTGAGCGCGGCACTGCGTACAGCCAGGGATTTGGACGCTGGCGAAGAAGAATGGAAGCATTTTGTTGAAGAACTGAAGAAGCGAAAGGGGTAAGTGCCTATCTATGTATGTAGCAGAAATTGTTCGAAAGAGATCAGGGGCTCCGGTATTAAGCCGGAAGGAGATCGATATCATTGGAGAAAATTTAGTATCAGATTTTAATCCGGACGCCATGCACACACCACAAGAGATAGATATAGATCTTTTTGTCCAGGATTATCTGGGGGCAGATCAGGATTTCCAATATTTATCTCATTGCGGTGTCTATCTGGGAATGACGGTGTTTAATGATACGGACAAAGTTCCTGTATATGATCCTATTCAAAATCGGGCTGAGTATATTAGTGCCAGGGCCAATACGATTATTATTGACCGGACTCTTTTAGAAGAAAATCAGGAACATAGGTATCGTTTTACAATGGGACATGAAGCAAGCCATGCTTTTTTACATACCCCATACTTTGCTTATGACCCTAATCAGATAACTTTAATGGATTTGCTGGGTAAAAGAAAAGAAGCTGCAATGATACAGTGCAGGGTTGATACGAAAAAGATGAATTGTGAACAGCAGGCGGTCTGGACAGACAAAGAGTGGATGGAGTGGCAGGCCAATGCATTATCTTCTGCAATTTTAATGCCTAAGGCAATGGTTCATAAACTTGTGAGGGCTCTCCGGCAAAAGCCAGGATTTTCTCAGAAAAAAGAAATTCAAAGATGCTATATTGAAGCGGATACAGTTTCACAAGTTTTTAACGTGTCCTTTCAGGCAGCTACGATCCGGTTAAAAGAGTTGGGGATTATTCGGCAAGAAATTTGTATGACACAGCAAGTCCTTTGTTTTATGAGGGAGTAGTTCACCTATAAGGATATGGCGGGTTTCTTAAGAAGCCCGCAAAATTTTTAATTTACTTGTTCGCTAGTTAGCGAACAAGTAAATGAAGAAGGGGGATTGATACAGTGGAAGAATTTCAAATGGATATCCATTTAAGCTGTCCGTGGTGTGGTGGTAGCGAAATATTGGTAGATCACCGTACCAAGGCTACGATTTCTGTTCAGTGTGCAAAATGCAGAAAGATTTACAAAGCCTATCTGGACTTATTAAAAACAGAAAAATCTAAAGCCCAGAAACGTATAGGATGAAGAAGATAGAAAAGCTGACTGACCGTAGGGACAATTCAATAGTCACCAATAAGGGTCGGAGCTGACTGTAAATGTTTACAGTTATGCTCTGATCCTTTTTTTATTTCTATCAGCTACTTTTTACACTTTTTTATATGTAAACGGAGAATAAACGAGTAGATAAAAGTTTTGCGAAAAAGTTTTTTAAAGCGGTCAAAAGGTGTCCGGTTTAACCAATAAATTAAAGCCACGGAGCAAGGGAAAGGAGGTGTGACACGATGAGACCCAATGAACGAAGGGCGGCGATCTTCGATGCACTGTGCATCAGACGCCAGGATACAGTAGAAAATCTGGCGTCTGAGTTTGGCGTGAGTGAGAAAACCATCCGGCGTGATATTGAGGAACTATCGTGTTCATACCCAATTGAGACAGTTCGTGGCAGATATGGTGGCGGTGTGAAGGTAGCAGATTGGTACCATCAAAACCGGAAAACGCTCTCACCGGAACAGGCAGAACTTTTGAAAAGGCTGGCCCCCTCTTTGGAAGGAAATGACCTTGATGTTATGAACAGTATCATTTCCCAATTTTCTCCCTATTAAATCCAGAATACGGGAACACCCCCGAATGATTATGAAAGGTACAGGTGAATGACGATGAAAAAAGTTTTTATTTGTTCTCCCTATCGTGGTGATGTTGAGAGGAATGTAGCGCTTGCGAAAGCCCATGCACGATTTGCGGCCCGTTGCGGATATTGCCCTGTGGTTCCGCATCTGATGTATCCGCAGTTTCTGAAGGATTCTGATCCGGATGAGCGGATTCTCGGTATTACGCTCGGTGTAGAACTGATGAAGATCTGCGATGAGGTGTGGATTTTTGGAAGCACAATCAGTAATGGTATGGCGTTTGAATTGGAGCATGCCAGCAAGCTGGGAATTCCGGTACGCCTCTACTCTGATGATGGCAGCCGGATTTATCCGGAAACCATGATGATTGATGACCGCATCACGGATGCGTTCCGTCAGGCAGTATACAAACTGAGATTTGCTTAAGAAAGGATGTCACATATGAATGAAATTTATAAGACTCTCGCAGAAGGGTATGAAAAGCTGGCCGCTGGTTACCGTGCTTTGGCAAAAGACCAGAAGGATAAAAAAGCAGAGATGGCTGTTCCGGCTGAACCTAAGAAGAAGGAAATATCCATTGAAGAAGTGCGGGCAGTTTTGGCAGCCAAGACTCAGGCTGGAAAGCGCCGGGAAGTGAAAGAACTGCTTTTGAAATATGATTCCGGGAAACTCTCTGGCGTGAAGCCGGAAAACTATGCTGCCCTTATGGCAGATGCGGAGGCGCTTTGATGGGCGCTCACGCACGGTTCTCTCCATCAGCGGCAAACCGCCTCATCCATTGTCCACCCTCTCTGGTGCTGGGCGAGGCATTTCAGGATGAAGAGAGTCCTTATGCGGCAGAAGGTTCTGCTGGACATGCACTGGCAGAACATCTGATAAAAAAGCACCTGAAACAGCAGACCCGCCGTCCGGTCTCCGATTATTATTCCGATGACCTGTTAGAAGCGGTGGACGATTATGTCAGTTTCGTAGTTGGTGAGATCGAAGCTGCCCGGAAGGAATGCCCTTATCCGATTTTCTCTGTAGAACAGAGGGTGGACGTTTCTGATTATGTGCCGGATTGCTTTGGCACAGCGGATATGGTGATCGTGACGGACAAGCTGGTACACATCATTGATCTGAAACTGGGAAAAGGCGTTCCGGTGTATGCGGAGAAAAATCCACAGCTGATGATCTATGGGCTTGGCATTCTCGATATGGCCGAGATGCTCTTTCCGATAGAGACTGTTCGTCTGACCATTTTTCAGCCGAGACTTTCTAATTCCAGCACATGGGAAATTGCTCCAGAGGATCTGAAAGCATGGGGAAATGAAGTGCTGCGCCCCGCCGGAGAATTGGCCCTGAAAGGCGAAGGAGACCTAAGCGCTGGAAGCTGGTGTCGGTTCTGTAAAGCAAGATTTACCTGCAGGCAGAGAGCTAAGGAAAATCTGAAGCTGGCCCAGATGGAGTTTAAGGGACCTGCACTTCTTACAGATGAAGAAATAACGGAAGTGCTGAAGCAGGCGGATGAACTTTCTAAATGGGCAGCAGATATCTATGCATACGCACAGGATCAGGCGATTGTCCATCATAAGCAGTGGGACGGTTTCAAGCTGGTAATGGGAAAGAGCAATCGGAAATACACCTCGGAAGAAGAGGTGGCTGCTGCCGCAAAAGCTGCAGGCTATACCGATATTTATAAACACACACTGCTGGGAATTACCGATATGGAGCGTCTGATGGGGAAGAAAGAATTTGCCCGTATTCTCGGCCCATTGGTGTATAAGCCCGCAGGAAAGATTACGCTTGTCCCAGAGTCGGACAAGCGGGAAGCCATTCAAACATCAACCGCAGAAGCGGATTTTCAGAAGGAGGACTAAAACATGTCTAAAAATATGAACCCTACAAAAGTAATTGTACCTTGCCGTTTTTCCTATCTGCATTGCTGGGAGCCGGATTCCGTCAATGGCGGAGATCCCAAGTATAGTGTTTCTGCCATTATTCCGAAGAGCGACACGAAAACCATCAATGCTATCAAAGCTGCCGTAGAGCAGGCCAAGAAGGACTCCATTTCCAAATGGGGTGGGAAGATCCCGGCCAACCTGAAGCTGCCGCTTCGTGATGGAGATATTGACCGCCCGGATGATGAAGCCTACGCCAACAGCTATTTCTTCAATGCGAACAGCCGTCAGGCTCCGCAGGTGGTGGATTCCCATGTACAGCCGATTCTGGATCAGAATGAGGTGTACTCCGGCTGTTATGGAAAGATCAGCGTGACCTTCTACGGATATAACTCCAACGGAAACCGTGGGATTGCGGCTGGACTCGGCAATATTCAGAAACTCCGTGACGGGGAAAGCCTCGGCGGACGCACCACAGCAGCAGAAGATTTTGAGACAGAAGAAGACGAGGATTTCCTTTCTTGATTATACTGGCGGGTGGTTTTCCACCCGTCTCTACATAAAAATATCCATTTGTTTGAAACAATTTTGCAAATAAAGGAGGGAAACTTTATGCCTATCCTGTCAATAGATATTGAAACTTATTCGGACGTGGATCTGACCAAATGCGGCGTGTATGCCTATTCGGACAGTCCTAACTTTGAAATTTTACTCTTTGCCTATGCATTTGATGAGAAGCCGACTCAGATTGTGGATCTTGCCTGTGGAGAACAGCTTCCAGAGAGGGTACTGGCTGCTTTGGAAGATCCGGCAGTTACAAAAGCAGCGTTTAATGCTCAGTTTGAGCGTACCTGTATCTCTAAGTATCTGGGACGGAAACTCTCCCCGGAAGGATGGCAGTGTACGGCAGTCCAGTCTGCCATGCTGGCCCTTCCCCTGTCCTTGGATAATGTGGGTGAAGTCCTGAATATCCAGAGAAAAAAGCTGAAGGAAGGTACTGACCTTGTCCGGTTCTTCTCCATACCATGTAAGCCCACGAAAGCCAACGGTGGCCGAACTCGGAACCGACCAGAGGACGCACCGGAGAAATGGGAACGGTTCAAAACTTACTGTATCCGGGATGTGGATGCGGAGCGAGAGATCCGGCAGAAACTGTGGAAATTTCCCATCCCAGAATCGGAAATGGAGTTGTACCGGATGGATCAGGAAATCAATGACCGTGGGATTCTGGTGGATCAGCAGCTGGTGGAGAATGCAGTTCTCTGTGATAACCAGTACCGTCAGATGGTCACGGCCAGAGCCTATGAACTGACCAGGCTTTCTAATCCCAACTCTCCGGCGCAGATTAAGGGCTGGCTTGCGGAGCATGGCGTGGAAGCGGAGAAGCTGGATAAAAAGACGGTCAAAGGGCTGATTTCGGAAACGGATGGAGAAGTATTGGAAGTATTAAAACTCCGGCTTTTGATGGCGAAGACCAGTGTAAAAAAGTATGAAGCTATTGAACGTTCCGTCTGTTCGGATGGCCGGGTGCATGGCCTGCTCCAATTTTACGGGGCGAACCGCACGGGACGCTGGGCCGGACGCTTGGTGCAGGTGCAAAACCTCCCCCAGAATCATATCCCGGATCTGGAACTTGCCCGTAGTCTGGTAAAAGAGCAGCGGTTTGAAGATCTGGATCTGCTTTATGAGTCCACCCCGGAAGTATTGTCGGAACTGATCCGGACAGCCTTTGTACCAAAACCCGGATGCCGGTTTATCGTGGCAGATTTTTCCGCAATCGAGGCAAGGGTGCTGGCGTGGTTTGCCGGGGAGCAGTGGCGGCTTCACACCTTTGCGGAAGGTGGGGATATCTATTGCGCTTCCGCATCAAAGATGTTCGGCGTCCCGGTGGTGAAACATGGCGTGAATGGGCATCTCCGCCAGAAAGGGAAGATTGCCGAGTTGGCACTGGGATATGGCGGTGCAGTCGGGGCGCTCACCTCGATGGGCGCTTTGGATATGGGACTTCAGGAGGAAGAACTGCAGCCGTTGGTGAGTCAGTGGAGAAATTCCAATCCCCATATCACAAAGTTCTGGTGGGATGTGGATGCATCTGCAGTTAAGGCCGTGAAGGAGCGGACGGAAGTGGTTCTTGGAAAACTGTGCTTTACTTACCGATCCGGCATCTTATTTGTCACCCTTCCTTCTGGCCGGAAGCTGTCTTATATCAAGCCCCGGATGACTCAGAACCGCTTTGGAAGGGAGAGCCTTTCCTATGAAGGTGTCGGGGAGAGTAAGAAATGGATGCGGATTGAAACCTACGGCCCGAAGCTGGTGGAGAACATCGTGCAGGCCACGGCCCGTGACCTCTTAGCGCAGGCCATGCTCCGGCTCAGGAATCGAGGTTTTGACATTGTGATGCACATCCACGATGAAGCGGTGCTGGAAGTTACGGCCGGTGTCTCCAGTGTAGAGGAAATCTGCAAGATCATGTCGGAGCAGCCGGATTGGGCGGCGGGCCTGCCCCTCCGTGCGGACGGTTACGAGTGTGCGTTTTATAAAAAAGATTAGAGGAGGATGCGCTATGGGGATCAGTTATAAGAATGGATCAGGATGTCCCGATCCGACAGCCTATTATGCTGTACAGCATATGGAAGCGGAAGAAAAGAGGTTACACATCCGGTATCCGACCGGGCAGATGGTTTTGGAAATTGAGCGTTTCTTCCCCTGTACCGTTGCAAAAGCAAAGAAACTCTCTCTGTTGCTCCGGCGGTACTGTGAAAAATCAGAAAAGGAAAAACTGCGGCAGTTTCTGGTGAAACAAGAGATGAATTACCGCTCCCGGATAAAGGCGTATCAGAACCGGGAGAAAAAGACGGAAGATGAATCGGAAAAGCAGGAACTGCAGCGCTGTATCCGGGTGTGTGAAAGGATGCTGCAGAGGATACGGAGAAACATAGAAATCTTTATAGAGGAGGGAACCGTATGATCCGACTGAGTATTGGCAACTCCAGAATGGAGAAACACTGGAACCTTGTGGAGATGGAATTGTCCGAGTTTAGAGACCGGATCTTCCGCACCCAGAGGACTGCCGAGACGGTGGAGCAGTACCGGAAGCTGGGGAAAGCGAAGCAGGATGAGATTAAGGATGTGGGTGGTTTTGTCCTTGGCACATTAAAGGGCGGCCGCCGGAAGAAGGACTGTGTGATTACCCGGTCGGGGCTGTCGCTGGATATGGACTATGCAACAGAAGATATCATCGATCAGATCGAGATGTTCTTTTCTTTTCAGTGTTATGTGTATTCCACGCATAAGCATACACCGGAAAAGCCAAGACTCCGTCTCATCATCCCTCTGTCCCGTGAGGTGACACCGGATGAGTACTGCGCTGTTTCCAGAAAAGTTGCGGAAGAGATCGGGATTGAACTGTTTGATGATACCACTTATGAGCCGAGCAGGCTGATGTACTGGCCTTCCACCTCTTCCGATGGAGAATTCGTGTTCCGTGAGATCATGGGAGACCTGCTCGATCCGGATACGGTTCTTGCTAAGTATACGGACTGGCACAATACAGCGGAGTGGCCGGTATCCAAACGGCAGCAGACGATTGTACGCCGTGACATGAAAAAGCAGGCTGATCCTCTGGAAAAGCCGGGAGTGGTCGGAGCGTTCTGCCGTGCCTACAGTATCACGGAAGCGATGGATACTTTCCTGACCGATGTGTATAAACACAGCGCTATGTCCGGCCGATATGACTACATTCCTGCTGACTCGCAGGCCGGTGTCGTGATCTATGAAGACCGTTTCGCATACAGCCACCATGCCACTGATCCGGCCTGTGGAAAACTGATGAATGCGTTTGATGTTGTCCGTATTCACAAGTTTGGAGGATTGGATGCAAAGGCAAGTGAAGATACCGATCCGGCGAAGCTGCCATCCTTTAAGGCCATGCAGGAATTTGCCATCCAAGATCAGCGGGTGAAAGCCCAGCTTGCCAAGGAGCGGACGGAGGCGGCGCAGGCCGAGTTTACGGAGGAAGATGCAGAGAACTGGCAGACTCTTCTGGAATTGGACAAGCAGGGTAAGGTAAAAGACACGCTTACCAATATTGCCCTGATTCTTCGGTACGACCCGAAGTTGAAGAACATCGTCTTCAACGAGTTTAAGTGCATGGTGGATGTGATTGGGCCATTGCCGTGGCGGCAGGTGAAACCCGGCTGGGGTGATACGGATCTTTCCTGTGCCAAGCTGTATTTTGAGCGTGTCTATGGGATCTGGTCACCGACAAAGTTTAAGGACGCCTTGCTGGCCGTGGTATCTGCGGAGAGGCTCTATCACCCCATCAAAGAATACTTTTCTACCCTGCAGTGGGACGGGACAGAGCGGCTGGATACACTCTTGATCGACTATCTGGGTGCGGAAGATACAACCTACATCCGTGCTGTTACCCGGAAAACCTTTACCGCTGCGGTAGCCAGAGTGTATGAACCGGGGATCAAGTTTGATTCCATCCTTGTGCTGAACGGCCCGCAGGGGATCGGGAAATCTACCCTGTTTGCCCTGCTGGGAAAAGACTGGTATTCAGACAGCCTTTCCATTTCTGATATGAAAGATAAGACCGCCGCTGAGAAGCTTCAGGGATATTGGATTCTGGAACTGGGAGAGCTGGCCGGGATCAAGAAGGTGGATGTGGAGACCGTGAAATCTTTTGTTACCAGAACGGATGATAAGTTCCGGCAGTCCTATGGCGTGGCTGTGGAGAGTCATCCCAGATCCTGCATCATTGTGGGAAGTACCAACTCCGAGGGAGGCTTTCTGCGGGACATTACCGGGAACCGGCGCTTCTGGCCGGTACATGTTTCCGGGCATGGCCGGTTCCACCCGTGGGAACTGCAGGAGGTGGATCAGGTCTGGGCAGAGGCATTGGAGCGTTATCACAATGGAGAGGAATTGTATCTGAAAGGCCGGGTGGCGGCAGATGCTTATGTCATGCAGCAGGATGCGATGGAGTCCGATGACCGGGAAGGCGTGATCGCAGAGTATCTGGAGACGCTGCTCCCTGCGAACTGGGATCGGATGGATCTATACCAGCGGAGAAGTTTCCTCGGCGGCAGCGAGTTTGATGGTACGCCCACGGCGGGAACCGTGCGCCGGGAGAAGGTCTGCATCATGGAAATCTGGTGTGAGTGCTTTGGAAAGGAGCGCCAGAACCCGAAACGGACGGATTCCTATGAGGTGGAATCCATCCTGATGAAGATTGGTGGCTGGGAGCCGATACAGGGACTCAAAAGCGGAAAAACCCGTTTTCCCCTTTATGGCCCACAGAAGACATTCGTGCGATGCAAGGAACAGCCGGATTAAGTTGGGAACGTTCCGTTGTATCTTTGGAGACTCAGGGAACACAGGTCTGGAACAGGCAAAACCCCTTTGAAATCAAGCGGTTGGCGATAGCCTGTTCCTATGTTCCTAAGAAAAACCATATTGAGGATAAAAGATAGAAAAATATATAGAAATAGGCACACGTATATACGTGTACGCGCGTATAGGATTTTTGGTACTGGGAACAGCACTAAGGAACAGGAGGTTTTTTTCGTGAGGGAAAGTGTCGTAGAAAAGAAGTTCGCTGCGGAGGTAAAAAAGCGTGGTGGGCTGGCTGTCAAATTCGTCTCCCCCGGATTCAATGGGGTGCCCGACCGCTTGGTTCTCTTCCCCGAAGGAAGGATGGCCTTTGTGGAATTGAAGGCTCCGGGAGAAACCATGCGGCCCTTGCAGCAGTACCGGGCAAGGCAGCTGGCCGCATTGGGCTTTCGTGTTTATACCGTGGATCGCAAAGAAATGATTGGAGGGATTTTGGATGAAATACAGACCACATAACTATCAACAGTACGCAGCAGATTTTATTCTGGAACATCCGGTTTGCTGTCTGATGCTGGATATGGGACTTGGGAAAACGGTGATCACGCTTTCTGCCCTGTGGGAACTGGCATTGGATCGTTTTGATATCGGGAAAATTTTAGTGATTGCTCCAAAGCGTGTGGCCACGGACACTTGGCCGAAGGAGCTACAGAAATGGGAGCATTTAACAGGGCTGACCGCTTCACTGGTTGTGGGAAGTCAGAAACAACGGGAAGACGCACTTGCCCGTCCGGCGTTTATATATATCATCAACCGAGAGAATGTTAGCTGGCTGGTGCAGAACTATCGGTGGGATTTTGACACCGTGGTGATCGATGAACTTTCCAGTTTCAAATCGAATCAGGCACAGCGGTTCAAAGCCATGAAGAAGGTGCGGCCGCTGGTGAACCGGGTGATCGGTCTGACCGGGACACCGGCTCCAAACTCCCTTCTGGATCTCTGGCCCCAGATGTATCTGCTGGATATGGGACAGCGGCTGGGACGGTTTATCACCGGGTACCGGGAGCGGTTCTTTACACCGGATAAACGGAACCGGGAGATTATTTATAGTTACAAACCCCGTGAGGGAGCGGAGAAAGCGATTTACTCTCTGATCTCGGATATCTGTATTTCCATGAAAGCTGTGGATTATTTGGATATGCCGGAATGTATCTGCAATCGTGTGGAGGTGGAGATGAATCGGAAAGAGAGAAAAATCTATGATGATTTCTGCCGGGACATGGTGGTACAGATCGGAGAGGAAGAACTGGATGCGGTCAGCGCAGGCGCTTTGTCCAACAAACTTCTACAGATGGCAAACGGTGCTGTGTATAACAGTGACCGGAAAGTTCTCCCGATCCATGACCGGAAGCTGGACGCTCTGGAGGATCTGGTGGAAGCAGCCACTGGGAAACCGCTTCTGGTGGCCTACTGGTACAAGCATGATCTCGCCCGCATTCAGGAGAGGTTCCCGCAGGCCCGGTGCATTGATTCTTCCGAGGATATCACGGATTGGAACAATGGGAAGATCCCGTTGGCGCTGATCCATCCGGCCTCTGCCGGACACGGCTTGAACTTACAGGAGGGCGGCTGTACCATCGTCTGGTTTGGACTGACGTGGTCGCTGGAGCTATACCAGCAGCTGAACGCTAGGCTTTGGAGACAGGGACAGAAACACACGGTGGTGATCCACCATATCATCACCAAGGATACCCATGACGAGGATGTGATGAAGGCTCTGGAAAATAAGGATATGCGGCAGTCCAGTCTGATTGAAGCTGTCCGTGCAAGAATTGGAGGGTAAATGATGAGTGAAAGGATAGAAAAAATCATAAAAGAATATCACCGGATGAAAAAGGAGAGGAACTGTCTGGAGCATCAGATCCGGAATTTTAAGGGTATTTCTGAGAAAGAGATGATCGACTCCATGAATTTCCATTCCCCGGAGGGAGAGCGGGTGCAGACCAGCAACATTTCTAATAAGCCCGCCTCCATTGCCCTGAACTACCATGAACGGATGGAGCGGATCAATCAGGAGTGGTATGAACATCTGGAAAAGCAGTATCTGATGCTGGATGAGGAGATCCGCTTTTTCGAGGCGGCTTTGTCTGCCTTAAGTGGTTATCTGCCGGAATTCATGACGGATATGGTAATCAACGGTTGTACTTGGGATTATTTGTGTGAGCATTATCATATTTCTCGGACAATGGTAGCAAAAAACCGCAGGAAGGCGATCCGGGAACTGGAGGAATTATATGAGAAGCGTGAGGACGAGATGGTGTCCTACATGTTGAGTTAAGGAGGCGGATATGATGGAATGCAGACGAGGTGATATTTATTTTGTGGACTTTGGCAGAGATATAGAGAGCAATCTGCAGTGTGGTATCCGTCCGGCCCTTGTGGTCAGCAATAACCGGGCCAATGAGAATTCTCCAGTAATTACGGTGATCCCGCTGACAGCAAGAACATATAAAAGGCCCCACTTCCCCACCCATGTGTTGATCCCGAAAACCTCCGGCACCGGGCTTACCAGAAACAGTATGGCTCTGGCCGAACAGGTCAGCACTATTGATAAATCCTGCCTTATGGAAAAAAGAGGTGCTGTGACGGATATGCGAATTATGGCAGCGGTCACGAAAGCATTACAGATACAGATCGGTGCTGTGGAAAGGTATAATTAGAGAAAAAGGGCCGTGTTAGTATGGAACTGTCATGTTAAAATGACGGGCATAATTGTTGAATTTGATTGGTGGAGTTTTTCCCAGTATTTTTTTATAATAGGATTATCAGCAAATGAGGAGGATATGATCATGAATTTAGGAAACAGCTTATTTCATGCCAGAAAGAAATGTGGAATGTCGCAGGAAGAAGTCGCAGAAAAATTAGGTGTCAGCAGGCAGACAATTTCTAAATGGGAGACTAATGAAACGGTACCGGATATTTATCAGGCAAAAAAGATGGCAAGGCTTTATAATGTTTCATTGGACGATCTGATTGAGTTTGATATTGAAATGAGAGAAATACAGGAAGTTATCGAAAAGAGCAGTGAGCAGGTAGAAGATAAAATCGACTGGACAAATGCGTGGGGAAAGAAATATCCGATTCTTTTGAAATATCAGGAGGATGTGAATATCCCCAATTATGCACATCGGATTAGTGGAATGTTAGATGAACTAAAACAGGAATACCAATATAGCGAGCTGGATGCTATGTTAGTTCTAAAAGATATTTTATACCATGTATGGAAAAACAGGAAAAAAGGAAAATAATGCGGATTTCTTTTATAAAAAGGGGTAGGTTACGCAAAACTGGTTTACTAAAGGTGTACTGTTTTTTCAGATCGACTGTGCTATCATTAGAATTGCCAAAATAAGACGGGCTTGGAGTGAAAACTTCAGGCCCTTTTTTCGTGGCTGGACGGGGCTTTATCCTTTCACCCGTCTGTACATAGAAGGGAGTTGACACGCATGGATATAGAGAAAATGCAGGCGGCACTGTCGTATCTGAAGAAAAAGAAGCCGGAACTGACCGTGCAGCAGTACCGCACGATCAAGGGGCAGATTCTGGCCGGGGATGAGGCCGGTGCGATCCGTGGCATTGACCGGGTGGTGGAACGGAACCGGAGAGGGCGTGGGTACCATGCCACGTAGGCCGAACACCCCGTGCAAGCATCCGGGCTGCGGCAGGCTGGTTCCCTACGGCACCATGTACTGCGAGGAACACAAATCCCTGCATCAACACGACAGGAAGACCACGGCCGAGAAAGGATACGGGAGCCGCTGGCAGAAAGCACGGGCTGTTTACCTGCAGTCCCACCCACTCTGTGTACGATGCCTTGCCAAAGGACGTTATGTGAAGGCAACGGTTGTGGATCATATCATCCCCCATCGGGGAGATCGGAAATTGTTCTGGGATCGGGACAATTGGCAGGCTCTCTGCAAATCCTGTCACGATTCCAAAACCATGACAGAGGACAGATACGAGGAATTCCGCTACCCCAAGGGGCGGTCGAAATCTCTGTGACCTGCCCCTCAAAAGACCGGCGCCCCCTCAAATGTGAATTTCTGCGAAATTAAAGAGGGGGGATACCTGCCGGGGCGAAGAAAATACGAAAAATTTTTGGCAGGCGGCGAGAAAAGATTCGGATTTCCTGCATCTGAGCTGCCTGACAAACAAAATATCATTTGCCAAAAAGTTAAATTTTAGGCTGGGAAACTTATCCGCAAAGGTGGGTTTTCCAGCTTTTTCTTTTATAACCATTTTGCGAAAGGATGTGAAGCAATGACGGATTTTCAGGCAAAACAGATACGGGAATTACGGCTCCGGGGCGCTGGATATAAATCCATTGCTTCCGCTGTCGGGCTGTCCAGAGATACTGTCCGGAATTATTGTAAGAGCCACGGGCTGGATGGATACGCATCCGCTCTTGTTTTGAATGTGAAAGAACAGATGGAAAGCGGGACGGCGTGTCTTTGCTGCGGCAAGGAACTGATCCAGCCTTCCACCGGAAGGAAGCGGAAGTTTTGTTCAGACAAATGCAGGCGGGAATGGTGGTCAGCCCATCCGGAAGCCATCAAGCGGAAGGAAAGCGCATACTATGAAGCCGCCTGTGCTTACTGTGGAAAAACCTTCCGCTCGTATGGGAATAAGAACCGCCGGTACTGTTCCCATGCATGTTATGTTCGGGATCGGTTTTGGAGGAAAGAAGAAGGACGGGAGCCTTATGTCGGCCCCGCAGATCGTAAGGAGGTACAGGCATGAGTGCGATGGAATGGAAAACCCTGTCCGTGGACGCTTTGCGTCCGGCAGCATACAATCCCCGTAAAAAACTGAAAGCCGGGGATAAGGAATATGAGAAGATCAAGAATTCCATTTTGGAGTTTGGTTATGTGGAGCCGATCATTGTCAATTTCGATATGACAGTCATCGGTGGTCACCAGCGTCTGACGGTTCTGAAAGACTTGGGATATACAGAAGTCCAGTGTGTTGTGGTGCATATTGAAGATGAGCATAAGGTGAAGGCGCTGAACATTGCCCTGAATAAAATCACGGGTGCTTGGAATGAGGAACTGCTGGCGGACTTGCTGGTGGATTTGCAGAGCGTGGACTTCAATACTGACCTGACGGGCTTTGAGGCTCCGGAGATCGAGCAGTTGTTTTCCAAAGTCCATAACAAAGACATCAAGGAAGATGACTTCGATGTGGAGGAAGAATTAAAAAATCCGCCGATCTCTCGGAAAGGTGACATTTGGCTCTTAGGCAGACACCGTGTGATCTGTGAAGACTCCACCATTCCGGAGACATACACAAAACTCATGGAAGGCCGGAGAGCCAATCTGGTTCTGACCGATCCTCCCTATAACGTGAATGTGGAAGAGACAGCCGGAAAAATCCAGAACGACAACATGCCCGATGAAGATTTCTATAAATTCCTGTTCGCCGCTTTTGTAAATATGGAACAGAACATGGAGAATGATGCGTCCATTTATGTGTTTCATGCGGATTCCAAAGGACTGATCTTCCGGCAGGCATTTCACGATGCCGGATTTTATCTGTCCGGCTGCTGCATCTGGAAGAAGAACGCTCTGGTGCTGGGACGCTCCCCCTATCAGTGGCAGCACGAACCGTGCCTGTTTGGCTGGAAGGTCGGTGGGAAGCATCAGTGGTATTCTGATCGGAAACAGACTACCATCTGGGAATATGACCGCCCGAAGTCCAGCAAGGATCATCCGACTATGAAACCTGTGGCGCTGATGGCCTATCCGATCCAGAATTCCTGCATGAGCAACTGCATCGTTTTAGACCCGTTCCTTGGATCTGGATCTACCCTGATTGCCTGTGAGGAAACTGGTCGGATCTGCTATGGGGTGGAATTGGACGAGAAATTCTGTGATGTGATCGTGAAAAGGTATCTGGAGAAAACAGGGGCTGAAAATTCGATATATGTTTTGCGGGATGGGAAAAAGATCCTTTATTCTCAGCTTCCTCAGAATGAAGAAGAAATCCCCTTGTTTTGATGAATAATCTCTTTGAGATAATATCGTGAGATAATATCAAAATGTAAGGTTGACATTCCATTACATTAAGGATATAATTTGTAATGTTAACATGACAAAAGGAAAAGAGACGTAGTATGAAAAATCGTATAAAAGAATTTAGAGAAAAAGAGGGACTGACGCAGGAGCAATTAGGAGAGTTGGTGGGTGTTTCAAGACAGGCGATCAATGCCATAGAAACAGAAAAATTCGAGCCGTCTATTTGGCTTGCATATGACATTTCAAGAGTTTTCCACTGTTCGATTGAAGAGGTCTTTCTATTTGATGAGAGTGAAAGAAAATCAAGAGCAGAATGTAGCAGGAGGAGCAGTAATGGCAATACGGCAGTTACGAATTGAAGGTGATCCTATTTTAAGGAAGAAATGTAAAAAAGTGTTAAAGATCGATGACCGGATACGATTAATTCTTAATGATATGATGGATACTCTACACAGTACAGATAATGGCGCAGCGTTAGCTGCAAATCAAATCGGGATATTAAGACGGTTGGTTGTTATTGATTATTTGGATTATTGTTATAAATTGGTGAATCCAATCATAGTAGGAAAAAGCGGTGAACAGGAATGTTTGGAAGCCTGCTTAAGTTTTCCAAATCGCTTAGTAAAAACGATTCGCCCAGAGCAGGTTACTGTACAGGCCCTGAATGAGAAAGGAGAGACTCTTTTGTTAACAGGTGAATGGGAAATGGCAAAGTGCTTTTGCCATGAAATTGAACACTTAGACGGTATTGTATTCTTGGATAGGGCAATAGAGATTATTCAGTGAAATAGTAGAAATAACAAAACAGCTATATATTAGAGAAAGTCGATGGCATTTTTATGTTGTCGGCTTTTTTGCTATCTTATTGATCTTCCCTAGCTGTTTTATGAAAGTGAAAATAAGACTTGCTATTTTTGCCTTTTAGAGTGATTAATGTACTACCAAAACAAAGGAGGCAAAATCGATGAGGATTGAAACCAAAACAGACAACCGGAGAAAGATGGTGCAGGACATCGCAGAATTTAGAGAAGAAGAACTGCACTATGTGGGGCCTCCCACCTTTTCCTACACAGTGGGCCGCCTTACCATTGACCGGGACGGCGTGATCACAAGCGAGACAGAGGAAGGAGAAGATCTTCTGACACAGTTTTTGCAGGAGAAAGGCTATCTGGAAGCCCCTGTGGATGACGTGAGAATTGGGATCCCGGCAGATACCGGAGAGAGAAAATTTTTGCAAAACTTGTTTGCTATGATCCATGCACGGGCTTATCTGCTCAACCGGATAACCCGGTATGAGACCTTTGTGGTTAGCGATTCCCTGTTGGAAAAGCTGGAGCAGTTTTCGGAGGAGAATGCCTGGGAGAATTTACAGACCCTTCTGTCAGCGGATACGGCGGCCTTGAAAGGGCTTTCGGTGGAAGAAGGCAAAGTGACCTTTACTTTTCCCCTTTCGCCTGACAGTGCAAAAAATAAAGCATATTCCGAATTGGCGGCAAAGATCGTCACAAAAGCGAAGGAAGCCAAGAGAGTCAGCGCCACTCCGGTGGTGGAAGAAAATGAAAAATATTATCTTCGTATCTGGCTGGTGCAGCTTGGCATGGCCGGTGCGGCAAATAAGGAGTCGAGGAAGGCTCTGCTGGATGGTCTGAAAGGCCATACGGCTTTTCGGACTAAGGAAGAAGCAGAGAAGTTCAGTATTGCCCAGAAGGAAAAACGTGCGGCTGTGAAAGCCGCCCAGATGGCTGGACAGGAAAGTGAGGCCGTTTGATATGGAAGAAGATATCATCGATCAGCTGTATTTTGGAAAGATTGTCCCGTGGGAAAAGCAGGTGGAGAAATCACCGGAGATTAAACAGTACGACGATCAGGTGTGTGAAGATATTGAGTATCTGCGGAAGCTACTGGATGAGAATGGCAGAAAAGTTCTGGAGCGTCTCTTGGATAATGGTTCTGAGATAGAGCGCTTTCAGATAAAAGAGAGTTTCAAAGATGGATTTCGCCTTGGAATGCAGCTTACAGCAGCCGGATTGCATAACCAAAAGCAACTATAAAACACACAAATTTCTTCGCTGAAGATTGTGCAATATATGCCTCAGAATTGACTTGCTATTATCGGCCTTCAGAGCGAATATGTGTACTACCAAAAGGGAAAACACACAAAACGAAATGGAGGATTTTATAATGAATGAGAAAGTTGCAAGACAGATTGAGGAAATGAAGAAACAGACTATCGGAGTTGAGGTGGAAATGAACAACATTACCAGAGAGAAAGCTGCAAGAGTGGCAGCCAGATACTTTGGAACCCATCGTTATGAGAACACTGCAGGCCGCAACGGATACAGCACATGGTCAGCATGGGATGCACAGGGCCGGGAATGGAAATTTCAGAAGGACGTCAGCATTGCAGGACCGGATAGCGAAAAATGCGAAATGGTTACTCCGATTTTGACCTACTCGGATATAGAAACTTTACAGGAACTGATCCGGCAGCTGCGCCACGCAGGAGCAAAGAGCGATGCCACCAGAGGATGCGGTGTTCACATCCATATCGGAGCCAAAGGCCATACACCGCAGACGCTCCGCAACCTGGCAAACATCATGGCCAGCCACGAAAGCCTGATTGCAGATGCTTTGAGTCTTGATCAGGGTAGGATGAGACGCTACTGCCGGACGGTTGATCCCCGATTTCTGGAACAGGTCAACCGCAGAAAGCCGACTACGATGACACAGCTTGCCGATATTTGGTACAGTAGCCACGATGCAAACAGCAGCAGGAGCCACCACTACAATGACAGCCGTTACCATATGCTAAACTACCATGCAACATTTACAAAAGGGACGGTCGAATTCCGGCTTTTCCAGTTCGATGAGCCCACAGGAGAACGTAGGGGCGGGCTTCACGCAGGACAGCTGAAAAGCTACATTCAGCTTTGCCTTGCACTGAGCCAGATGGCTAAGACTTTAAAAACAGCCAGCCCGAAACCACAGCAGAATGAAAATCCAAAATACGCCATGCGGACTTGGCTCCTCCGGCTGGGATTTATCGGGGATGAATTCAAAACTGCCAGGGAAATCCTGACGAAGAGATTGGCAGGAGATACAGCCTTTAGACACGGACGGGAAGCTGCTTGAAGGAATTAGCCTCCTGCCACCTTATGAACCGCTTCGGCGGTCTTAAGGTGGTAGAAGGGTAATCCCTTCGGAAAGGACGGATACCAAAATGAAAAAAAGATACTACATTGCTTATGGCAGCAACTTAAACATCCGGCAGATGCGGATGCGCTGCCCTTCTGCACGGATCATCGGGACTTCTGAGATCCCGGATTATGAATTGCTTTTTAAGGGAAGTAAGACCGGCTCTTATCTGACGATTGAGTCGAAAGAAGGCAGCCGGGTTCAGGTTGCAGCGTGGGAAGTAAGCGCTGAGGACGAATTGGCACTGGATCGCTATGAAGGCTTTCCCACATTTTATTACAAAAAAGAGCTGATGCTTCCGATCAAGGGAATCCGAAGCGGGAAAATCCGAATGCGGAATACCTTCGTGTACATCATGCACGAGGACAGACCCTTTGGGGTACCGAGCAATTTTTATATGCAAACGTGTCTAAGCGGATATAAAAGTTTCCGGTTCGATCCTCAATTTCTGAAAGACGCCTATATGAGAAGCCGGGAGGTGGAAGGATGATCGGATCAAAAAGATGGACAAAGCATAGTTGGTGCAGAGGCCGGGGGCCTTATAGCCTGCGTGGAGAATTAAAATTCTCGATCAAGAAAAATAAGAGATATTTTAACCGGCAGGTGCGCCGTTACACGAAAGACCTTCCGAATGGGAAAGCCTATCGGAAACTGGCTGGAGAAAAGTATGGAATTATGTCGTGTAACAGGAGGAGAAGGGGTCATGAAAGAAACAAACATTACTCAGATTAAAATTTGCCCACGATGCGGAAAGGTCTACCACGAGCCTCCTGCTCTTTCCAGAATAGATAATCAAACACTGATCTGCCCGGACTGTGGGACCAGAGAGGCGTTGGAGAGCATTGATGTGGATCGTCAGGAACAGGAAGAGATCCTAGCGATTATTCATCGGTAAAGGAGAGAAATTAACGATTGAATTTTGCTAAATATATTAAATTGAATAGGAGCCGCAAGGCTCCTATTTTTGTGCCGTGAATTGGAGGTGGGAGCGATGGCGCAGAGAGGCAGGAAGCCGAAGCCGACTGCACTGAAGATGCTGGAGGGCAATCCGGGCGGACGGCCGTTAAATACAAAAGAACCAAAGCCAGAGAAGAAGGCTCCACGCTGCCCTTACTGGCTGGAAGATGAGGCGAAAAAAGAGTGGAAGCGTATGGCGAAAGTACTGGAGAGCATGGGGCTTCTGACCGAAATGGATATGGCGGCCTTTGCCGGGTACTGTCAGGCATATGCCCGTTGGAAGGAAGCGGAGGAATTCCTGACGCAGCACGGCTCTATGGTGCGGACGCCGAATGGCTATTTGCAGCAGGTGCCGCAGGTATCCATCGCCCAGACCAATATGAAGATTATGCTGAAATTTTGTGAGCAGTTCGGTCTGACGCCATCGGCCCGGAGCAGGATTGTTGGCGGAGAGAACGGCGATGAAGAAGATGAAATGGAGAAACTGCTGGAAGGGGGCGGATGCTGATGGATTTCCAATACACACCTTCTCCCTTCATGCTCCCCACTTCCCATTACGATGCGAAGCGGGCGGATCATGCAGTTGCCTTTATCCAAAACCTGAAACACACGAAAGGGAAATGGGATGGGAAACCATTTCTGCTGCTCCCGTGGCAGGAGCAGATTGTCCGGGATCTTTTTGGAATTGTAAAAGCCGATGGAAAGCGTCAATTCCGGAGTGCTTATGTAGAGATACCAAAGAAGAACGGGAAGTCAGAACTGGCAGCAGCCATCGCACTGTATCTTCTCTATGGGGATGGAGAGGCAAGTGCGGAGGTATATGGCTGCGCCAATGACCGGAGCCAGGCATCTATCGTCTTTGATGTGGCCAAGCGAATGGTGGAGAAATGTCCGGCGCTGTTAAAGCGGTCGAAAATCGCTGCAGCTACAAAGCGGATTGTCAATTACCGGAATGCAGGGTTCTATCAGGTGTTATCTGCTGAGACAGGTACCAAGCATGGCCTGAATATTTCTGGCCTTGTCTTTGATGAGATCCATGCCCAGCCGAACCGGAAACTCTATGACGTTATGACCAAAGGTTCTGGCGATGCCCGTGAGCAGCCGCTGTTTTTTATCATCACCACGGCCGGGACGGATAAGGAAAGTATCTGTTATGAACTGCATACAAAGGCGCTGGATATCATGAATGGTCGGAAATCGGATCATTCTTTTTACCCGGTGATCTACGGCCTGAGTGATGAGGATGACTGGAACGATGAGAAAAACTGGTATAAAGCGAATCCGTCTCTGGGATACACCATCAGCATCGACCGTGTCCGGGACGCCTACCGGGAGGCTTTGGATAATCCGGCAGAGGAAAATGTGTTCAAACAGCTGAGATTGAATATTTGGACAAATTCTGCGGTGGCGTGGATACCGGAACATATTTATGACAGGGGAAATCAGAAGATTGATTATACTTCTCTTCTGGGCCGGGACTGCTATGCCGGACTTGACCTTTCTTCTACCTCAGATATCACGGCTCTGGTGCTGGTATTTCCGCCAAGGACGGAAGAGGAGAAATATATCGTCCTTCCTTTTTTCTGGCTGCCGGAGGAAACGCTGGAATTGCGCTGCCGCCGGGATCATGTCCTTTATGATGTGTGGGAGCGGCAAGGTTACATTCTTACTACAGAAGGAAATGTGATTCATTACGGTTTTATTGAACGGTTCATCGAGCAGCTGGGAGAAAAGTATCACATCATTGAAATTGCTTATGACCGCTGGAATGCCACACAGATGGTGCAGAACTTAGAGGATATGGGCTTTACCATGGTTCCCTTTGGACAGGGATTTAAAGATATGTCCCCGCCATCGAAAGAACTGTACAAGCTGCTGATGGAAGGAAATATCATCCACGGCGGTAATCCGGTTCTCAAATGGATGGCCCAGAATGTGGTGATGCGGCAGGATCCGGCGGGCAATATTAAGCCGGATAAAGAAAAATCTGTGGAAAAAATCGATGGGATTGTGGCGTTGATTATGGGACTGGATCGTTGTATTCGTAGTTCACCGCCAAGCAGTGTTTATGATACAAGAGGCATTCTCTTTATTTAGAAAGGGGCATGAGTGTTATGGGAATCTTATCAAGTTTATTCCGGTCAAGGGATAAACCGTCTGACCGGACATCCGGCAGCAGTTATAGTTTCTTTATGGGAGGAAGTACCTCCGGAAAGCGGGTGAATGAGCGGACGGCCATGCAGATGACGGCGGTGTACTCCTGTGTAAGGATTCTGTCGGAGGCAGTGGCCAGCCTGCCCCTGCAGTTTTACCGGTATACGGATGACGGCGGGAAAGAGAAGGCGGTAAACCATCCCCTCTATTTCCTGCTTCATGACGAGCCGAACCCGGAGATGACTTCTTTCGTATTCCGGGAGACGCTGATGACGCACCTGCTTTTGTGGGGCAATGCTTATGCCCAGATCATCCGGAACGGGAGGGGCGAAGTGATCGCCCTGTACCCGCTGATGGCGGACCGGATGTATGTGGATCGGGATGAGAAAGGGCAGCTGTATTATGAGTACACGTTGAGTTCTGATGACGCGCCGACCATGAAAGGTTCTGTTGTGCGGCTTTCTCCTTACGAGGTGCTGCATATTCCGGGGCTGGGGTTTGACGGGCTGGTGGGATATTCTCCTATCGCTATGGCAAAGAATGCGATCGGCATGGCCATGGCCTGTGAGGAATATGGGGCGAAATTTTTTGCCAATGGCGCAGCACCGTCCGGGGTGTTGGAGCATCCTGGAACCATTAAGGATCCCAGCCGGGTGCGGGAAAGCTGGCAGAGGACATTTGGGGGCTCCGGTAATGCCAATAAGGTGGCGGTACTGGAAGAAGGAATGAAATATACCCCGATCTCCATTTCGCCGGAGCAGGCACAGTTTTTGGAAACAAGAAAGTTTCAGCTGGATGAAATTGCCCGGATCTTCCGGGTGCCGCCCCACATGATTGGGGATCTGGAAAAATCCTCATTTAATAATATTGAGCAGCAGTCTATGGAATTTGTGAAATATACACTGGATCCCTGGGTGTCCCGATGGGAACAATCCATGGTGCGGTCTTTACTTTCCAGGGAAGAGAAAAAGCAGTATTTTATCAAGTTCAACGTGGACGGCCTGCTGCGTGGGGATTATCAGAGCCGGATGAACGGATATGCCACGGCAAGACAGAATGGATGGATGAGTGCCAATGACATCCGGGAATTGGAAAATCTGGACCGGATTCCGGCGGAGCAAGGAGGAGATTTGTATTTGATTAATGGAAATATGACGAAGTTGGAGGACGCTGGTCTGTTTGCAGCGGCTCCGGCAGGAAAGGAGGATCCGTCCAATGAAAAAGTTTTGGAAGTGGAAGAATCAGGCGGGAACACAGGAACGGACGCTGTTTCTGAACGGAACCATTGCGGAAGAGAGCTGGTATGACGATGAAGTCACACCGGCTCTTTTTAAAGAGGAATTAATGGCAGGAAATGGAGATATTACGGTCTGGATTAACAGTCCAGGTGGTGACTGTGTGGCCGCAGCGCAGATCTATAACATGCTGATGGATTATCCCGGAAATGTGACCGTTAAAATCGATGGGATTGCGGCCAGTGCCGCTTCGGTGATTGCCATGGCAGGCACAAAGGTGCTGATCTCCCCGGTAGGCATGCTGATGATCCATAACCCGGCAACCCTTGCATGGGGAGATTCCGGGGAGATGCAAAAAGCCATTGAGATGCTGGGAAGTGTGAAGGATTCCATTATCAACGCTTATGAAATCAAGACAGGCCTGTCCCGTACAAAGTTATCCCACATGATGGACGCAGAGACTTGGATGGACGCCGGGAAAGCGGTGGAACTTGGTTTTGCCGATGGGATTCTTGCCAGGGCAGAACTGATGGAGGATGTGGAACCGATCACAATGTCCATGCTGTATTCCAAAGCTGCCGTAGTCAATTCCCTGATGGATAAGATCGCGGCGAAATGCATGACAAAACTGAAAACCGAACCTGCAGGCCGCAGCGTAGACAGTCTCTACGAGCGGCTTAATTTATTGAAAAATTAGGAGGACATGACGATGACGATTTTAGAATTGAGAGAAAAGCGGGCAAAGGCATGGGAGGCAGCGAAGGCTTTTCTGGATTCCCACAGGAATGAAAAAGGTGTGCTGTCTGCAGAGGATGACGCTGCCTACACCCGTATGGAACAGGAAATTACAGATCTGGGAAAAGAGATCGCCAGGCTGGAGCGGCAGGAAGCCTTTGAACGGGAACTGTCCCAGCCCCTGAATAAACCTCTGACGGGACGTCCCGTATCAGGCGGTGTGGAAAAAGAAAAGACCGGGCGTGCTTCGGAGGAGTATAAGGCCAACTTCTGGAATGCCATGCGTTCAAAAGTGCCGCTTCCCAGTGTAGTCAATGCTTTAGAGGAAGGGACGGATTCCGAGGGTGGTTATCTGGTCCCGGATGAGTATGAGCGTACCCTGGTGGAAGCCCTGGAAGAGGAAAACGTGTTCCGCCAGCTCGCTAAAGTGATCCGTACTTCCAGCGGGGATCGGAAGATCCCGGTGGTGGCAACAAAGGGAACGGCGTCCTGGATCGATGAGGAAGGGGCGTATACGGAGAGCGATGATTCCTTTGGGCAGGTATCCATCGGGGCTTATAAGGTGGGTACCATGATTAAGGTGTCCGAGGAACTTCTCAATGACAGCGTCTTTGACCTGGAATCTTATATCGCAAAGGAATTTGCCCGCCGGATCGGGGCGAAAGAGGAAGAAGCGTTCTTTACCGGGGACGGTTCCGGGAAACCTCTGGGTGTGCTGGCAGCCACCGGCGGGGCAGAGACCGGGGTGACAGCAGCTTCCTCTACAGCTATTACGGCAGATGAACTGATGGACCTGTTCTATTCCCTGAAATCCCCGTACCGGAAGAAGGCAGTGTGGGTGCTGAACGATTCTACGATCAAGGCTGTTCGGAAACTGAAGGATTCTACCGGCCAGTATCTGTGGCAGCCTTCCCTTGTGGCCGGAACACCGGATACCCTCCTTGGCAGGCCGGTGAAGACCTCCGCCTATATGCCGGTGATTGCGGCGGGGGCAAAGACCATTGCATTCGGAGATTTCAGCTATTACTGGATTGCGGACCGGCAGGGACGCTCCTTTAAGCGCTTGAATGAATTGTACGCCGCCAACGGTCAGGTAGGCTTTCTTGGATCCCAGAGGGTGGACGGTAAGCTGGTGCTTTCCGAGGCCGTGAAGGTGCTGGCGCAAAAAGCTGGTTCCTGATGGATTGATGTGAGAAAAGGACGGCATCCCCTTGTGTGGGGATGCTGCTGGTAAGGAAGGAGGGCAGGAAAGATGCTGGTGACGCTGGAAGAAATGAAAAATTACCTCCGGGTGGATGACAATGAAGATGATGGGCTGATCACTACGCTTTTGGCGTCAGCGGAACGGATGTGTATGGATATCCTGCGGATCGATGAAGAAAGCGGTCTGCAGGAAGTGGAGAATGGAAAACCGGCGGTGATGTATACGGTGGCTTATCTGTATGAACACCGGGAGGAAGCTGACCACCATGCCCTGACCCTGACGCTGCGCTCCCTGCTCTTTGGGAGCCGGAAGGAGGCGTTCTGATGGAGATTTCCCTTCTGAATGTAAAAGTAACCTTCCAGAAAAACTCCGTAGCTGCGGACGATATTGGAAACCGCAGGAATGTCTGGGAGGATTATTATACCTGCCATGCTACGGTCAGTGGTGAGGGTGGGAAGGAAAAGGCTGCTGCCGGATTGACGGTTGTGGATTCTGACATTGCTTTTACCATCCGTTTTTGTAAACGGGCGGCGGAGGTGACGGCGGACGGTTTCCGTATCCTGTTTGGCGGGGAAATCTACAATATCGTGGCCGTGGATCACATGAACTATAGGAAGAAAGCGCTGAAGTTTCGGTGTGAGAAAGCGAGGCGGTAAACATGGGACAGAATGTACAGATCGGGGAACTGGCACACGCCATTATGGAGGCTTTGGAGGAATATGCGGATCTGGCTGCAGATAATGTGAAACAGGCAGTAAAAGATGCCGGGGAGACAGTAAAGAAAGAGATCCGTGCCAATGCTCCGAAGGATACCGGAGATTATGCGAAAAGCTGGGCGGTGAAGAAATCGAAAGAGACTTCCAACAGTATAACGATGACGGTTTATTCCCGGAATCGTTACTACCTGGCCCATTTGCTGGAATTTGGCCATGCCAAAAGAAATGGCGGGCGGGTGGCTGGAAAGAGCCATATTGCTCCGGCGGAAGAAAAGGGAATCCAGCAATTGGAGGAAGAGGTTGAAAGGAGTCTTAGGGATGGATAGGTTGCTATCAATTTTAAACAATATAGAAGTTCCTTATGCTTATGACCATTTTGCAGAAGGGGAAGCACCGGATCCGCCTTTCCTCTGTTATCTGCTTCCGGGGAGCGATAACTTTTCCGCAGACGGGAAGGTATATCACAAGTTTACGGAAGTCCGGCTGGAACTGTATACGGATTTTAAAGACCCTGAGGCGGAGCAGAACGTAGAAGATGTTCTGGACGTAGCAGGTTTTTTTTATAACAAGTCGGAAACCTGGATTGACAGCGAGAAGCTGTATGAAGTTCTGTACGCTTTTGAAATGTCAGCAGACGGAGAAGGTGCTGGGAAAACCGGGAATGAGATGAAGGAGGCTGGAAATGTCTACGAAGAAAAATAAAGTCAAATTTAATATTTGCAACGTGCATTACGCACTGATTACGGTGGACGATGACGGAGATGTGACCTTTGGGACGCCGGTGGCTATGCCGGGCGCAGTATCCCTGTCCTTGGAGCCGAACGGAGAGCCATCCAATTTTTATGCGGATGGGTATGCCTATTATACGATCTCCAATAACATGGGCTATGAGGGGGATCTGGAACTGGCCATGGTGCCGGAGAGTTTCCGGACGGATGTGCTGAAAGAATCTCTGGATGACAACAGTGTGCTGGTGGAGAGCGCCAACGTGGAGACGGCAAACTTCGCCCTGCTCTTTGAGTTTGATGGGGATGTGAAGAAGATCCGCCATGTGCTGTATAACTGTTCGGCGGCCAGGCCAAACATTGAGTCTACAACCAATGAGGAGGAGATTGAGGTACAGACGGAAACACTGGCCATTACGGCGGCACCCTTGGCCAATGGGTATGTGAAGGCCCGTACCGGGGACAGCACCACGGATACGGTTTATACGGGATGGTATACGGCAGTGTATCTGCCAGAGGTGACGGATCCAGATACCTCCGGGACGCAGCAGTCCGGTCAGCAGGGGACAGATGATGAGACAGGAGGGGAAACCTTATGAGCATAAAACAGAATATCACGATTGACGGGCTGGAGGTTCCTTTTAAGGCCTCCGCCGCTATTCCCCGGATCTACCGGATGCGGTTCCACCGGGATATTTATAAAGACCTGCGGGATCTGGAAAAAGGGATCGATAAGAACGACCCGGAGAATTCTAACCTGGATCTGTTCTCTTTGGAAATGTTTGAGAACATTGCCTATGTGATGGCAAAGCACGCAGATCCGTCCATCCCGGATACGCCGGAGGAATGGCTGGATGGGTTCAACACCTTTTCCATCTATCAGGTACTGCCCCAGATCATTGAACTGTGGGGGCTGAACACCCAGACGGATGTGCAGGCTAAAAAAAACTTCGCCCGACTGACCGGGAAATGACAACGCCTCTGTTCCTCCTGCGGTGCGTGCAGCTGGGACTGTCCATCAGGGATCTGGATCTTCTGACTATCGGGATGGTGAATGATATGTATGTAGAAAGCCGGAACGATGAGCATAAATATGCGGTGGTTGCCACGCAGGAGGATTTTGACAGGTTTTGAGTGCTTTTACTGGATCGTGAGGCCGTTTTAAATGCGGTAGCGGGTAATATCTTTCCAGTTTGCAGGGAATCCCATTATATCCAAAAGAGAAGATTCGCTGATCTGCCCGCTGTTTTTTATGTACTTATTGATAATACTGATTAATGCATGTTTAAATTCCAGAAAGTCCTGTTTGGGGAGCAGGTAACGGAAAGCGATGACCAGACCGAACAGATCCCGTTTTCCGGAAAGATACTGATTCCCTTTTTTTGGTATATTCAGTTTCTGATGAAGCATTGTATCTGGAAAATCAATCTGGGTCCGGAAAGAATAAAGCCGCTCGTTATGTGCGCATACGTTCCGGAACAGGGTAAGGATTTTCAGGTAACGTTCCAGGTTCTTTTCATTTACGCCTGGAAAATCTTTGCTGATACCGCTTTGCAGTTGGAAGGGGAGCAAGGCGTAAAACCTGGAAATCTGTCCGTAAGTCAGGGTGTTGGTCAGCACCCATAGAGGAACGTTATGGTAAACCTTCCGTTGGTGGACAACATAATTATGTTCCGTATTTTTATTTGCCTGGTAGGATAAGATCTGGACCAGGCGGGTGATATCAGCAGCATTCTTTTTTGTATGATTATAATTCCCAGGAGTGAGGTATGCGGTCTGCTGTTCGCCATGGAGACTGCAAAAATGGTAGGAAACAAGCTGCCGGATTTTACATTCTATTTCACACAAATATTTGAAAACAAGTTCACGCAGGGAAAGATCAAACTGGTACAGGGCATAGATATCCTCAAAAGAAGTATTGTTCTGGTAAATACGGGTCATGGGATTGATGAACGGTGTTTTGTATCCTCCGATCAAGGAAAAATATCCGATATTTTTTAGGATTTCTTTTGCAGCTGCCCGGTCATGAATTTGAAGTTTTTTTTCGTTCTGCAGTTTATCAAGCTGCTGGTCGTATGTAAGAAACGGTTTTGACAAAGATTTCCCCTCTTCCTGTTATCAGAATAAAAAAAGGAGGGCCCGCAGGTCCTCCCCCGGTCTCAGTCCTCACGAGTATCTGAAACCTGATCACTAAGACAGAGTCTAGCACGGATCCACTCAAAAGTCAATGGCTTTTAGCAAATCCGGCGGCTTTGTCCTTTGATTATTGTATTCGAAGACAAAAGAAAATATGCAAAGATTCCGCCCGGAGTGATCCGGGTATTTTCTATATTCATTTTCAGGAGGTGGATGACACATGGCAAGCCGGATCAAGGGTATTACAGTGGAGATCGGCGGCGATACCAGCGGACTGGAAAAGTCGCTGAGTGCAGTGAACAATTCCATAAAGAAGACCCAGAGCCAGCTTCGGGATGTGAATAATCTTCTGAAACTGGATCCGTCCAATACTATCCTTTTGGCGCAGAAGCAGGAACTTCTGCAGTCGGCCATCGGGGATACGGAAAAGAAGCTGGAAGCCCTAGAACAGGCCCAGGAAGATGTGACGAAAGCCTTTGAACGTGGTGATCTGGGGAAAGACCAGTACATGGCTTTCCAGCGGGAGGTGGAGGAAACTAGAGGTGCGCTGAACCGATATAAGGCGGATCTGTCTGGTTTGCAGTCGGAGCAGGAGCGGCTGGCTTCTAATACGGAGCGGTTGAATAAGCTGTTTGCGGCTACGGGTTCCAGTGTGGAAGATTATGCCGATGTGCTGGGAAGCCGCTTGGTGACGGCGATCCGGAATGGGACGGCTTCGTCTGATCAGCTGAAAACCGCTGTTGAGAAGATCGGGAAAGCGGTTACCAGTGGGAAGGCAGACATTAAGCAGCTGACAGACGCCCTGGATACGGTAGATGACGGACAGGCGGTACGAAATCTGATCAATGATCTGAATGATGTGTGTGACGCTGCTCAGGACGCTGCGGATGACATCGGGGAGATTGCCCAGGCCACCAAGGGTGCGGCCCTGATGGAAGCTGCTGACCAGTTATCTGTGGTGGGGGATAAGATCCAGGATGTGGGAGATAAGGCGGTGTCCGTTTATGCGGAGACTGAGATGGCCGTTTCTAAGGTAAACGCCTACTTCGGAGAGACCGGGGAGGTAGCCGAAGCCAGTGCGGAGATCGTAAAAAATGTGTACGGATCCGGCGTGGGCCAGAGCATGGATGCGGTGGCGGAAGCGGTCATCATGGTCAAGAAGAACCTGGGGGATCTGGGAGATACGGACCTGACCAACCTGACGAAACAAGCGCTGACTTTAGAAGAACTGTACGGGATTGACATGAATGAGACCCTCCGGGGTGTCAATTCCCTGATGAAGCAGTATGGCCTGACCGCCCAGGAGGCCATGGATTATATTGTCCGGGGTACCCAGAACGGCCTGGATAAGACCAATGAACTGGGGGATAACTTGTCTGAATATGCCGGGAAATTTGAGCAGGCAGGGTATTCGGCTTCCGAGTATTTCCAGCTTCTGCAGAATGGCCTGCAGGGCGGTGCTTACAACCTGGACAAGGTTAATGACGCGATCAATGAGGTGACCACCCGTCTGGCGGATGGAACCATCGGGGATTCCATTGACCTGTATTCCCAGAAGACCCAATCTTTATTCCTTGCATGGCAGAACGGGGAGGCCACCCAGAAGCAGGTAATCGATTCCATTGTGGCAGATATCGGAAACTGCACCAGCCAGCAGGAAGCCCTGAACATGGCGGCCAAGGCATTTGGAACTATGGCGGAGGATGGAAACCTGAAATTTATTACTTCCCTGACCTCTGTGGGAGAGACTTATGATAACGTAGCCGGATCCGCAGAAAATCTGTTCAGCCAGACACAGACGCCCATGCAGGAGATGGAAGCTAATACAAGAAAGCTGCAGCAGGCGCTGGTGCCTCTGGGAGAAAAGATTGTGGAGCTGGCCAACGTGGTGCTGCCGCCATTGGTGGCCATTATTACGGCAGTGAGCGAGGTATTCGGCATGTTGCCGGAGCCTGTGCAGAATTTTGTGGTAATCCTTGGGGCTTTGCTGGTGGCGTTTACTGCATTGACGCCAGTAATCGCGGCTTTGGCGGTGTCCTTCGGGGCGCTGAACATCTCCCTGCTTCCCGTGATCGGCATTATTGCCGGAGTGGCGGCGGCCATTGCCGGGATCATCGCTATCGTCAAAAACTGGGGAGCGATTACGGAATGGTTCGGGAACCTGTGGCAAACAGTATCCCAAAAACTGATGGAATTATGGGACGGGCTGGTGGTCTTTTTTACGGAGACCATCCCGGCAGCGTTCCAGACCTTCATCAGCTTTTTTTCTGCCATCCCGGACTGGTGGAGCGGCCTGTGGTCACAGGTATCCGCGTTTTTCACGAATACCTGGAACGCAATCCTGCAGAATCCCATTGTCCAGCTGGTGGTGACAACGATTACTTCTTTGTGGGAGAATGCGAAAAATACTCTGCAGGGGATCTGGTCGGGTATCTGCGACATTGCCGCCGGTGCCTGGGAGCTACTGAAAAATGTGATCCTTGCCCCGGTGCTTCTGCTGATCGACTTGGTGACGGGAAATTTCTCCCAGCTTGCTTCTGATGCGGCAAATATCTGGAACAATATCAGAAATGCCGCCTCCCAGATCTGGTTAGGAATCCGGCAGGTGGTGACTTCTGCGGCTTCGGGACTGAAGCAGGGCGTGGAGACGGTGCTTTCGGCTCTGTCCCAGTTCGCCGCTCAGATCTGGTCCGCTATGAAGCAGACGGCGTCTTCTGTCTGGAATGGCATCAAGATCACGGTGGTGAATATCGCATCCACGTTGCGTGAAGCAGCGGTGACCGCCTTCCAGCGGATGGTCTCCGGGATCAGCTCTGCCCTTTCCGGGCTGTATTCCGTGGTTTCTAATGGATTTTCTTCCGCCATCCGGTTTATTACCGGGCTGCCGGGGCAGGCGTTCCAATGGGGGAAGGACTTTATCCAGGGGCTGATTAACGGAATTTCCAGCATGATCCAGAGTGTGATCAACACAGTTTCCGGTCTGGCTGACCGGATCCGTTCTTTCCTGCACTTCTCGGCTCCGGATGAGGGGCCGCTGGCGGATTATGAGACTTGGATGCCGGACTTCATGAAAGGGTTGGCGAGCGGCATTGAGAAGAACCGGAACCTGGTGGAGAAAGCTGTCCGGGATGTGGCTTCGGATATGGTACTTTCACCGAAAGGAAACGGGATGGAGTATGGCTATACCGATGATACTTTATCCGGTGGGAATATGTCCGACCTGATCTCCGGGATTTCTTCTGCGGTGTCAGAAGCCCTGGTGGGATTCTCCGGCCCGCAGGGGAATATCGTGATCCCGGTATATGTGGGTGGGACGCTTCTGGATGAACTGGTAGTGACGGCGCAGGCAAGACAGAACCTGCGGTCAGGAGGGAGGTAAGCCATGGCATTTATACAGTATCTGACCTTTGACGGGACGGCCCTCCCTTTGCCGGATTCCTATGAAGTACAGATGGATGATGTAGAGGCGGACTCCGGCGGGGAGACGGAGGCCGGTACGGTGCAACGGGATGTTGTGCGCGCAGGCGTGGTGAGCATCCCGGTGACATTTTCTGTTTCGGCAAAGTGGCTGAAGATCCTAACGGAGTTTAAACAGAAGGAAAAGATCACGGTGGGATATTTTGATACGGAGACACTGGCTGTGAAGACGGCGGAGATGTATGTGGAAGGGTATAAGGCTTCCCTTGTGAAGGATACTTCCCGGAAAGGTCTGTGGACAGTGAGTTTTACGCTGAGGGAGTTCTGA